TACTATTCCTTTATCAATGTTTAGAGCAAGAGTTAAATAATGGCTGTAAGAAGAAAACCATTATCTGCTAGAGTAATATCTATTTTAAGAGCAAAAGCTAAAAATAGAAAAAATATAACTCTTGGTACATTAAAAAAAGTATATCGTAGAGGACAAGGTGCTTATTTATCTTCAGGTTCAAGACCAAAAATATCAATGGCTGGTTGGAGTATGGCACGCGTTAATTCCTACCTCAGAGGAAGCAGAAAACACGATACAGATTTAAGAAGAAAGAAAAAGAAATGACAAAGAATCCTAAAACAACAGGAGAACATATTGTAGCTTTGTATGGTCATATCAAAGGCTTAAGTAGAGAAATAAATATTATTAAAACAAATCATCTTAAACATATGCACGAAGATATAGATAAGATAGATGCAAAATTTGATAAACTTACATCTTGGATAATTTATGGAGTTGGTGCAGTAGCATTGTTGTTCTTAACCCAGATACTTTACTTTTTATCAAAATAATATACAACACATACTTGTATGATTTACAAATCAGTTTTGATTATAAGCGATACTCATGTTCCCTATCATGTTCCTGAACTAATACCCTTTTTAAAATTATTAAAAAAAAAATACAATCCAGATAAAGTAATTCATATAGGAGATGAGTTAGATAAACACGCTATGTCTTTTCACGACTCTGACCCTGATCTTCCTAGTGCTGGAGATGAGTTAAAAATGTCTTTACCAATTGTCAAAGAATTAGAAAAGCTATTCCCACAAATGGACTTGATGGACTCTAATCATGGTAGCTTAATTTATAGACGAGCATTAAAACATGGAATACCAAAAGCATATTTAAGAAATTACAATGATTTTTTAGAAGTAAGTAAAGGTTGGAAATGGCATGATGATTTAACAATAGATACACCTTTAGGAAAAGTTTATTTTTGTCATGGTAAAACAGCAGATGTACTTAAATTAGCACAATCTATGGGTATGTCATGTGTTCAAGGCCATTATCATAGTTCTATGGGTGTAAGATACTATGGCAACAGTTTAGGGTTGTATTTTGGCCTACAAGTAGGTTGTATGATTGATTCTAAATCACTTGCATTTAGATATAACAAAGTACAAAAAGCTAGACCAATTATAGGTTGTTCTGTAATTCAAAATGGACTTCCAATCATTGAACCTTTCATTAAAGATAAATCTGGAGAATGGATAGGTAAATTACTTTAAAATATGCTTTTAAAACGCCACAGAGCCACAGAGAAAGCTACTGATAAACAAATAGGTGGTAATCACTATAAAGGCAAAATCCAGCCTATAGAACTAATTGTATCGCATAATTTAGACTTCATAGATGGTAACATAGTGAAATATGCTGTGAGAAATAAAAAGGGCGAGAATCTAAAAGAAAAATATGATAAAATTATACATTATTGTGAACTAGCAAAGGAATTAAAATGTGGTTAGGACTTGTAAAGTTTGGTTTAAAAACAGGTGCAGAAATTTGGAAAAATAAAAAAGAAGCAAAGATATTAGAATCTGTTGCAGAAAAAAAACAAATTCAGAGAGTCATTGATGGGGAGATCGAAATGGTCAAAACTATCAAAGAACATCAAGCCAACGATTGGAAAGACGAAATCGTATTAGTTTTAATTTCAATTCCCTTATTAGTGTGTGCTTATGGAATTTTTAGTGAAGACCCAGAAATAATTACAAAGCTAGATGCTTTCTTTAACCAAATAGATCGTTTCCCTTTATGGTTACAAGGTTTAATTATTGGTGGATACAGTTCTGTTCTTGGAATAAAAGGTGTATCAGCATTTAAGAAAAAGTAGTAATATGTCCAAATGGACAAATTAAAAATTGATGCAGTAATAACCGATTTAGAATTACAATTAGAAACACATAACAATCCTTATGGCAGTTATGTTAATTTTAGATTTATTGATGTCTTTCCAAACTTTCCAAAAGTTAATCAAATGGTTGCAGAAATTAAAAATAGAAATGATGTAGATTTAATAAACTACGAATACACTTACACAGGAATAAAAGAAGATACAGATATAAAACATTTTGATATTACTTTAAACTAGGGTGGTAAGAGAGAGAAACCACCCTAGTATTTTGGGTCAATTCAAAGTGATAGTCATGTTTAAAAACTATCTTTATTCTTCCCAAAATTCTTTTAACGAGTCGCCAAGTCTCCCTGACGACTCTATCTATTAACTTACGAAAGGAGTAATAATTATTAAACAATAATTGTTAATAGAATTCATCAAACCTTTGAACTCAAAGCTAAGTCTCTTTTTAACTCTGATTGTTTTAAGCTAACATACTTGTCTAAATTGTTATAATGGTATCTGGCTCTTATCAACTTTTCTTCTGCTTCTGCATATTGCTTTACAACTTCTGTATATTCTTCATCAGTTCTAGCTTTATGTTCAGCTTCAATAACAGTTTTAGTATCTAATTTATATTTAAGAAATAATTTAGAATATGTAGCTTTACGACCCTCGTCTAATACAATTACTTTCTTATGCCAATCAGCCCACTCTTGTGATGCTTTTTCTAGTTCTTCATAAGACTTATTACTTAAAA